TTACCCATTGGCGCGGCTTAAGAGCTTATTTTTGAATTCACAATGGTCACGATATAACCATCTTGCTCGCCCGTGGATAACTTTGGCTTTTGGCAGGTCGCCGGACTTAATCCGGTCATAGATGAAGGTCTTACCGAAGCCAGTATCAGCCATGATGAATTTCAAATCAACCAGTGAATCAGGTTGTAGTTCGTGTTGCATGAGTGCTATCTCCGAATAGGGAATCGAACCTGCAAATCAGGCAATAAAAAACCGCCATCAGGCGGCTTGGTGTTCTTTCAGTTCTTCAATTCGAATATTGGTTACGTCTGCATGCGCTATCTGCGCCCATATCATCCAGTGGTCATAGCAGTCGTTGATGTTCTCCGCTTCGATAACTCTGTTGAATGGTTCTCCATTCCATTCACCTGTGACTCGGAAGTGCATTTATCATCTCCATAAAACAAAACTAGCCGTAGCGAGTTCAGATAAAAGAAAACCCGCACTCGGCGGGTTCGCATTCGTTCAAATTGCGTTTACTTCTTGGCGTTCTGTTCATCCATATCGATATACCATGGGTTGCTTCCCTTGGGCATGTTTAACGACTGCTCGCGATAGTATCTGATGCGCTCCATGAAATACTCGCGTGAGTGCTCAGGTTGCTCTCATGATACCTGCTCAGTGATAACAGGTATGTTAAGGCGCTCTCTGTACTCCATGCCTGATGCTGCAAGGTCAACGTTTACCTTGTTCTGTTTTTCTTTCGATTTCTCGGCGATGTTATGCCTGACATTGTCAACCCGCCTCCTTCTGAACATAACGGTTATAAATCAGTCCCTGAGGGCCATAAGGAAGCGGGATGTGCAACTCCTCTGGTTCAGAAACTATCCATTCCCCGGCCATCTCCGCTGGAGAGGTAATGATAAGTTGTTTGCTAATAAAAGGACCACTCCTCTCAACAACAAGCTTACCATCTTCATTAATAAAAGCTTGGATGTCAGGTGTGCTTCCACACTTGGTGATGCAGCGTTTGAACATTTTGTGTCCCCCCATTTTATGTACGGGGTAATTATAACACATTGAAATATAGTAATATTTGACGTAGATTTCTTTTGATCTATAAGCGATTTTTTAATGCTTTTAAGTTATAAATACTTGTTTTCATCACCCATCTTGCTGCGGTGCTACTATTGAAAAGTACTCACACCCTTTAGCCCAAATAGTTTTGATAGTTGTCCAACTGACTGGAACCTTGATTTCGATTCTCCCGCTGCCGTCACAAGTTTCGCAATCATCATCACCAAAGCATTCCGGGCAGCTTATAAACGTAGTTTCTGAAAATTCACCGGATAGCACACCCTTAGCGCCGTTCTCAGCGGTTAGTTTCTTCGGCACTATAACCCAACCATCCGGAGTTACCGGAGAGTTGCCCGATGGCTCGTTCAACTTGCAAGTTTGGCTTACAGGTTCGGCTTCCAGTTCTGCTATGCGCTTTTTTGCTGCTTCCAGCTCGCCAAGCAGCGCCAAGACGGTAGCCGGATTGGCTGCGGCGATGAATTCAGCATTGGCCTGCTGTTCCATTTGGAAATCTTCATCGAAACCGCTTTCAGGATGCGCTCCTTCAATTCTGCAAATGGGAAGATATCCAACAACTTCACGATGAATTAGCGCATCACCAGCATCAAATCTCTCCTCTCCATATTCGAGCGACCACACACCACTCGTTGCTTTCTCTGCCTTTTCACGCAGCGCCTGATAGTTAATTTTGGTCATATCACATCACCCTGAAGCCGTTGCATTTACGTAAGAAATCGCAGATATAGCCCTTCATTTTTTCATGCCAATCTCGATCATTCCCATTGCACCAACCATCAGGTGGAGTCCAGTTTTCTATCAGAGCAGCCATTTTCTTTGCTTTCGCCGGAGTAGCTGTTGCGGTATCGCAGTAATGACGAGTGTCAACCAACGCATCCATACCATCGATATCAAGTACGCAAAACCATGTGTGATTCGGCATTCCAACAGATGGTATTTGTTGCCCACGTCGACGTTTATCAATAAGACATACACTCACTGCTTGCCTCCTTTACGCCACATCGCATTCAGATATTTGTTGTCATTAACAGAACCGAAACTCTTCCTTTTAAGCAATTCCTCTCTCGATGGCATTGGCTTTACGCGTTGGCGAATAATCATTTCTGCCGGAAGAATGCCGGGATTGTATGCAAGTCCTCTCATGGTAAATTCCTCAGTCATTACTGATAGCGCCATAGCGTGATCGATAATTACGCAGGCGCGGGTCAATTTCAGGGAAGTGGGTATATGTGGCTTTGCGGAATGGTCGGATTGATGTCTGGTAAATCCGCTCGCGTTCTTCTTTCTCTGCAAGCCATATACAATGGCGAAATTCCTTTTCCTCTTTCGTTTCCTGCGGTAGCGACATTATCCGATCGTAGTTTTTTCTGAATTTATCCAGCACCTCTGATACGGAATTGCCGGAACAGCGGCGCGCGTCGTCCGCACCATACAGAGGCGCTGGCATGATTTTCTCCTGATTAAATTGCGTGAATAGCGTGACGAGGGAAGGGGAGAGTTACTGGTGCAAAGGGTATATCGTCGTCAAAATCCATAGGTGGTTCGCTGTGATTCCCCTGCTGCTGAGATTGCTGTCTTTGTTGCTGACCGTTATTTCGCTGAGGTGAAGACTGTTCATTGCCTCCTTGCTTGCCACCAAGCATTTGCATGGTTCCACCAACGCCCACGATGACTTCGGTAGTGAACCTATCCTGTCCGCTTTGATCCTGCCATTTTCTTGTCCGCAATTTTCCTTCAAGATAAACCTCAGAGCCTTTTCGCAGATATTCGCTGGCAATTTCTGCCAGTTTCCCGCTCATTACCACGCGGTGCCACTCCGTCTGCTCCTTTTGCTCTCCAGTTTGCTTATCACGCCATTGTTCTGACGTAGCAACTGTAAGGTTTGCAAATGCCGTTCCTGATGGTGAATATCTGATTTCTGGATCATGCCCAAGGCGACCAATAATGATCACCTTATTTACGCCTCTGCTTGCCATTTATGCCGCCTGTTTTAGCTCGTTAACTCTGATGTTCATTACCTGAACGCATTTAGCCTGCGCATCCTCATTGCCAGCCATTAATTGCCAGTCACGCTGATAACGCTCGATGAGTTTTTTCTTGTCAGTTTCTGTCGCTGCATAATCGCTGAAGTCTTTCAGGATTTGTTCGCAGTCAACCGATGGAGATTTCTGGTTGGTATTTTCTGGTGATGGTTTGTTATCTGATGCTGGGATTGCCCAGCCCGGCAGCGATGGAGGGAGCCAGTAAAATCCTGTTCCATCCTTGAGTTTTGCCCTGTGCCATCCCTGCTTTTTGTCGAGAGATGTTTGTGCGAAACCTTCCTCAAGGTTATACAGATACCGACCGATTCCCCACTGAACGGCAGCGCGCTTCATTGCACCGGAACGACCACCTTTGACGGCTTCTACCTGCGTGTTTTCAGCAGCATCCCATTTGGTTACCCATTCGGAATCAATCTTGATTGATATGCCGCATTCAACTCCGCCGTTGGCGGAGGTTCTACTCCTTGGGGAGAGCCGATTTTTATTGAATGTGACTGCCTTATGAAAGATGACGAAAGCAGATGCCAGTTTGAAGAAAGTTGGTTGCGACGTGGAGGCGAATCTTCAGACCTTATCCGTTACCCTGAAAATCACCATGAAATTGGCAGCGGTAATATTGGTGGTCAATACGTGATGGACGATGTTCAAGGCCACTGGCAAACGTGGCAGGCATCGCGAGCAGCTATTGAAATAACCGCGCCAAAGTTTATCGACAGCAGAGAAGCATTAGCCAAAGGGTTTACTGTTGATTATTCCAATGGCTTCGGTGATGCAATGGATGCTTATGAGGAAAACATCCGCGCTGCTGGAATCAAAGTGAAGGAGTGAGCATGAGTCGACGAAGTAGCTTTTTGGGGTTTGTAATATTCCTGTCCTGCACTGGTTACATCGTAATCTGGTCAATTTCGAACATTGACCGTGGCGGGGAATATCTCATTGTAATGTTCTTTCCTTTGTTTCTTGGGTGGTACGCCGCAAGGTTGCTGGAAGAATGGGGTTACAGGCATAAAAAATAAAGGAGTATTCAGTGAAGCAAACAATCTTCCTCCGAACTAAGCAACAACAGCAAGCTGCAATAAATGCCATCCTCGCAACCCCACTCGATAAAGACAAGCCAGTCACCATCCGCATTACTGACTACAAGCGCAACCTTGACCAGAACGCAAAATTTCACGCGATGCTGGCGGATATCGCACGTCAGGTTCAATGGTGCGGCAAATGGTTAAAACCGGAACAATGGAAGGTTTTGTTGATCAGCGGTCATGCAGTGGCAACAAAGCAGGAAGCTGATGTTTTGCCCGGCCTTGAAGGCGAATACGTCAACATTCGCGAAAGTAGCGCGCAGATGAGTGTGAAGCGTATGGCAAGTCTGATTGAGTACACGACAGCATGGGCTATTGGTCAGGGTGTCAGATTTACCGACAGGAGGTACGAATGAGACGACAGCGACGAAGTATCACCGACATAATCTGTGAAAACTGCAAATACCTTCCAACGAAACACTCCAGAAATAAACGCAAGCCAATCCCAAAAGAATCTGACGTAAAAACCTTCAATTACACGGCTCACCTGTGGGATATCCGGTGGCTAAGAGAACGTGCGAGGAAATGACCATGGATTATTCACAGTTAAGTGATTTTGAAATTAACTTAAAAGTCGCGCATATCGTGCTAGGAAAAAACAATTACGACTGGGATCCAGAAAAGAAAGAAGTTTACTTGGCTGGAATTGATGGTGGTGAGTTTTTGCCTTGCGGATATTTCGACCCATGTAATATGGCCGCTGACGCATATCCGATCATCACTGAAAACAAAATTAGCACCATGTGGATGACAGCGGAAAAAGAATGGTGCGCATGGTCAGGAGGTGATTTAGAGGAAGGTTGTTGGGTTCCTGACTACTGCTTCTGCGGTGAATCGCCTCTCCGCGCAGCCATGATTGTATTTCTCATGATTCAGGACGCCAATAATGCTTAGCCCATCCCAATCCCTTCAATACCAGAAAGAAAGCGTCGAGCGGGCATTAACGTGCGCTAACTGCGGTCAGAAGCTGCATGTGCTGGAAGTTCACGTGTGTGAGCACTGCTGCGCAGAACTGATGAGCGATCCGAATAGCTCAATGTACGAGGAAGAAGACGATGGCTAAACCAGCGCGAAGACGATGTAAAAACGATGAATGTCGGGAATGGTTTCACCCTGCATTCGCTAATCAGTGGTGGTGCTCTCCAGAGTGTGGAACAAAGATAGCACTCGAACGACGAAGCAAAGAACGCGAAAAAGCGGAAAAGGCAGCAGAGAAGAAACGACGACGAGAGGAGCAGAAACAGAAAGATAAACTTAAGATTCGAAAACTCGCCTTAAAGCCCCGCAGTTACTGGATTAAACAAGCCCAACAAGCCGTAAACGCCTTCATCAGAGAAAGAGACCGCGACTTACCATGTATCTCGTGCGGAACGCTCACGTCTGCTCAGTGGGATGCCGGACATTACCGGACAACTGCTGCGGCACCTCAACTCCGATTTGATGAACGCAATATTCACAAGCAATGCGTGGTGTGCAACCAGCACAAAAGCGGAAATCTCGTTCCGTATCGCGTCGAACTGATTAGCCGCATCGGGCAGGAAGCAGTAGACGAAATCGAATCAAACCATAGCCGCCATCGTTGGACTGTCGAAGAGTGCAGGGCCATCAAGGCGGAGTATCAGCAGAAACTCAAAGACCTGCGAAATAGCAGAAGTGAGGCCGCATGACGTTCTCAGTAAAAACCATTCCAGACATGCTCGTTGAAGCATACGGAAACCAGACAGAAGTAGCACGCAGACTGAAATGTAGTCGCGGTACGGTCAGAAAATACGTTGATGATAAAGACGGGAAAATGCACGCCATCGTCAACGACGTTCTCATGGTTCATCGGGTGATGCTGCCAACTTACTGA